TGTCTGTAAGATCAGTAAACGCACTTGCGGCATCAGCTAACGCACCATGTTCTACTAGCTCAACTTTATCACCTGCACTCAGAGCAGAGGTGAAAGTAATCGTAGTTCCACCAGTATTTGTTGAATAGTCTGTAGAGCTTAAATATTTGACTCCGTTTACATAGATCGCTTCTTTGCCATTGGTATAATCAGCAGTAAGAACATCTCTATTAGCGTTAATTTCAGAAGAGCTTCCTACTGTGTAAATAGCAGATTTATAAGGGGCTGCAAAAGGAGCGCCGTATTCGACAACAGTTACAATGTCATTCTGAACGGCTGCGGCAGTAAGCGTAACCGTAGTGCCACCAGAATTGCTGTTCCAATCTGCATCTGAAAGCCTTGAGCCATTCAAATAGACCGCAATATTACCCACCGCATGAGTGACGTTAAAAGCGCTTTGCGTTGAGGCAGCTACGACTGTTTCTGTCTCTTTGATAGGATCAAGAGTACCACCAGAAGAGCTTGTTGAAGCAGGAGGTGTGTATGAGAATACTCCACTGGAGTTATTATAAGTTAACGCTCCAGAACCAGATGCTGAGTTTTGCGTAACCGATAGATCAGTTAAGCTAATAGCATCAGAAGCATTAGCTAGTTTAATCCAGTTTCCGCCGTGGGCGAAATACATAGCGCCCTCACCGTGAACATGAGTAATGCGCCCGTGGTTATCAGACGCAGAAGGTAGGTCACTTGTAGAGCTATAGACTTGGACAAACTGTAGATCGTCTGCAACTGGCGCTATAAAGACCTTAGAATTAGTCGTTACAGCAATAGCATTGTTAGAATTAGATGAGCTGGTTACAGACCGAGTAAGAGTAGTCCCACTGTGAGTGTAAGTTCCTGTACCAATTTCCCAAGTGTTACCTTCCTCAATGACATAGCGAATTGTCTCGCCATTCAGAGAAGAGGGAACAGCTTGATACCCTGCTTCAGCAGAGCCAAGGGTCAATGTGGTAGCGGAACCTGCATTAGCTGCAGTGGTATTACCTACCTTTACCCGATCAGCAAATTTAGCCATTTAGTCTAACCTCGTATAACTTATGCAGGGTCTGGGATGCCGATGTCAAAAGTAGCGAGAGAGAAAGTGTTACCAGAGGTGACAGATTGACCACCACCTGTGAGTGAGCCAGTAGCAAGCAAGCGAGAGCCGTCTACAATAGCGTAGTGAGATGCGCTACCTGTAGCAGTGACAGAAGCACCAGAGATTGCAGGGGCTACAACCTTACGACCACCACCAGAGGCAGTACGGTCTGCAGGTGTGCCGATAGAAATAGAAGCATTTCCTAGGCTATACAGGTTTGAACCTGAGTTTGCAGTAGCTTCCTGAGAAGTGATATGGATAGTAGTTGTGGCTGCATTTAAGACGGAGAGTCCATCATCCAGCACGTCATTGTGTAATGTTGCCATTATTCAGTTTCCTGTTCTTGTTGGTTAGACCCGGCTTGGGGGTCATATCTAAGTTCAGCGATACTCATGAGGTCTTCGATTACTTCTGGGTGATCACTGACGTTAATATCTGCACCATTCAGATTACGCAGGAACCCTGCAATTTCTCTGAGGTCATGAGGTGCAACATCCCCTGCCTCTATACAAGGCATAAGGTCGTAGTTCAGACCGTTCAACTCCCAGAGGCGTTCGACAAGCTGCTTGTTTAGGACATCAACAATAGCTTGGATGTAACTCTCTAGTGCGCGGAGGAACAGGTCTGTCTTAGACTTGGAGAGGGCATAGGAACCACTGGGGCCTCCTCCAAGCATAAGAAACTCTGATAAGACTGAACGAGCAATGTCATGCTGGTATCTACGAACAATCGGGTCTATCTCTATGTTCCTAGTACCACTAGAACTCATAAGCTCTACGTCTACTAATTTTTGGTTGGTAGGTGCTCCGTCCTTATCGGGATAAGTATCGGAAGGCAGTATAATGTATCCTTGCTCGTTGAATTTAACGTCCCGAAGGATACCTTGCAAGTTATTAACAAATCCTGCTTGTGCGGAGGTGGCATCTCCTGACAGGTACTCAGAAGGAATACGAGCAACAGGAATACCAGCAAGTTCACGTTCAACGGCTATAGCCTCAATAGACTGTAGATTATTAAGATACTCATAGGAAGTGTAAGCATTACGAAGAATAGAACGACCAGAAGGATCACCATTAATTGCCGTAGTTCTGTAGTATAGGCTCTTCCTTGAGGGGATATAGTTCTTTTGGTTATACCCCAAACCTTCTTGATATATTCCCTTAACATCACCTGTCTTCTGGTCTACTTCAAATTTAGAAATCGTCCAAGGCGCTCTTGAAGCAATCTTACGTACCCCCATGCGACCATCGGTATACTTAGAACGGCTTTTGTCGCTTCTTTGATACGGTCCGTTACGTCTTTTATAAACCACTTCAAACCAAGCAAAACCATAAGAGAGTGAAGATAGAGACTCTGAGATATGGTCATCAAGAGAGTGATCCATGTCATCAAGTACGCTCTCAACGAACTCAGCTTCTTTAATAGCTTCTGGAGTATCATTAGCTGGCACTACCTTTAATTCTACGTCCCGAAGGACTTGTTCTGTGGCATACATAACAGCACCGATAGTACTGTCATTATCTCTCATCTCACGGTATTTACGGATAGCCCTTTTACCACGAAGCTCAGGTAGGAACTCATCAGCACGAATTTGACCATTCTTGGTGTTATCTCCTGCAACACCTAATATTTGTTTGGCCTCTGTCTCTGAGAGCTTCTTAACCATGACCCTAAGTCTTTCTTGTTGTTAAAGGGGAGTCACAAGAGTCCTTGTGCACTACTGTATGCCAACTTAAGTTGCGGTTTGGCGTATCCGTTAAGTGAGAGGTCCGTTATAGCCCAAACTAAAGCATCAAGACGGTCTGGTGAGCCTATGGACCCTAGAGGTTCCCACTGTACCATCTGATCTTCTAAATCGTTAAGTCCCTTGACGTGTCTTACTTTGTCTTGTTCGTATAGAGCAGAGACAGGTTCAGCCCGAGCCATCTTCCCTCTGGAAGCGTGAACGAGCTTTACTGGGACTGTTTCATCTTCTGTGTGTAATGTGTGACGAACCATGTCGCCACCTTGGTTTCTTTCAGCTACAATCCTGTCAGCCATATGGTCTCTATAGAGTTCTACTGCTTTAGATGCCCATTGTTGAGGAGTGTATCTTCCTGTGTGGTCTTCCAAGACGTATGCTGTGCCATTTACATCTACACCAGCAACGACAATACCAGTCATGTCACTTTCTTGGTTGGCTGTGATGGCTGGGTCTATGGAGACTACTATTCTATTTAACTGAGGTACTTCGTCCTTATCGACTTCACAACTAGCTAGGAGACTTCTATTCCAGAGTGCACCTGATGCTTCGTCGAGGATTTCTGCATAAAGCTCTTGACGACCAAGGCGTGTACCTTCATAGGTCTTCCTGACTGCATCAAGGAAAGTGTCAGCAAGATTAGCAGAGTTATCGTAAGTGCTGCCCCTAGAGATAATCGTCTTATCATCGTCTAATATTGTTCTAATTAGTTTTGTCGTCTTTGGAGTCGTAGTTACAAATACTTGTGGCCTATTACCTAAACGTAAACCAAACTGCAGCATATCCCAAGTCATTTGGGCATTACGCCAAGCACATATTTCATCACACCAAGCTGAGTAGGACTGCGGTCCCCGGAGCCTTTCCGGGTCTTCTGCTGAGAAAAAGACTGCCTTAGCACCATTATCCCATGTCAGGGTGTTGTTAGTAGGACTCCATACCGGGTATCCTATATGTTTGCCTCTATAGGTCTTATCACCTTTCCAACAAACATTAAGGAGACCTGAGTCTCCCTCTACCATAACCCTGCGTACATCACCTTTAGTTGGGGCGACACAATGGACAATCTTATCACCACGTTTAATACGGTGTCTTACCCATTCAGCTCCTGCTCTAGTCTTGCCCCAACCTCGACCAGCTAATGCTACCCAAGTGTTCCAATCCTTATTAGCAGGTTCTAGTTGTTCTGGCCTAGCCCAAAACTCCCAACTGCGTTGTAGCTCTTCTGCTTTAGCACTACCAAGCTGGGTTAATACTTCCTGTACTTCTGAGTCGGGTAACTCTCTAAGAGTCTGAGCTGTTATCATTACCTTTACCTAACAAGGTCATTAGGCTATCAATGGCTGATGTATCAGTTTCTGGGTCTTCTGTCTGCTCTACTTCATTAACTGTATTAGTAGGCGACCAACCACCTTTAGACCTTAAGAATAGTTCTGCAGCTTTGAAGTCACCATCTAGTGCTTGTTGTATAACTACAGAACCTACTTTACCTACGATATCCGACTTTTCTTCAGCGATGTCTTCACCGTAGAGTTTATAGAAGGTAGCTGTAGAACTGGGAGCATGTTGATACTTCTGTATAGAACCAAGAATATCCTTAACAGATACTCCATTACGGATACCCTCTCTAACCCTCTTGGCTATAAGATTACTATAAGGAGTCTTAGCGTTATTCATCAGTCTACTCTACAAAGAAATCTCTACCCCCTTAGTCATCGGCATAGTCATATCTAAAGATACTCTTTTGGTTAGATTCACTATGGTTGATAAGGGGGGAGATATACCGGGGTAATACCAGAATATACTAACGTATATACATATTACCTTATATAATAATAAGACCTGTACGGAAGGGTGTACTAAAAGGGTCTCATATATATATAGGCACCCAAAATAAGTTTTAACAACCACTTTTTTCGTGTTATAGGCAACTTTTTTATAAGTCCTTGTATTTAAACGAAACTATTTATTACAGTCTGTAACAATGTGTTACCTAACTATTTTGTTTATGTTGTAGATATGGGGGGATACACCCCGGCACTTTTGGATAGCCTGATAATCCGAAGGGTCCCATTGTATATACCAAAGGATATGTTTTGATGCGTAGGTATAGTCCGGGTGTGGCTTTTATGCAACACTTTGGGGTTGTACGATGGAAAAATGCAGCAGATTAAACATTTTTGCTTGACTAGGCGAGCGATTTTTTAACACCCACACAAACTATTTGTGATCACATAAGAATACAACCGCTAGACTTTTGTGATCACAAACCCTAATTAACTAATTGAATAATAATATATTCTATTATATGTCCTGACACTCGATACAAGCGCCACTGAATACGCTAAAATTATTTGCTTGTTACCATGCCCAAAAAGTAAAACCCCGCATTACACGGGGCTTATATTGGCTCTAAGATCGTTTTAGGGTTTACCAGTTCTCAATGATCCATCCTAAGATTGACGCAAGAATAAGGAAACCCATTGTTAAGAATACTACACCCATTTATGCCACCTCTAATAATGATAGTTGTCTGTTTATTACTTCGCCATTGTCGTCTAGTTCAAGATATTCCTTAAGCGTGTACACATATCTTGAAGGCTTGCCATTTATCAACAAACCATAACCCAAACGCGGCAATCTAGGATCAGGATTTGCAGACTTACTTGGTACAAACTCTATATTAAAAAAGCCTGTTTCCTTAGCTTGATCATGCGTCATTTGCTTATCAATGGGCAAATCTGCCAAGTCTTCAATTGAATAACATTCATCATCAACATCAGAATAAAACCAAGTGTCGCCCATGTCATCTGTAAGAAAATGGCAATCGTCGGCCTCACAATATACTGTTTCATCCAATATTGCCAAGCTGTTGCAATGCGTTCTGACAATATCACAATGATCTACGCAATGGTCACAAGCCGCAGATGTGCCAATAACCTCATTATATTGATCGTTTGGCTCGTATTCGTTGCAGTGTTCACAGTAAAAGAAGTTTTCATTAAAACAATGCTCACAGTAACAACTGTCATTATGATAATGTGCATCGTATTCGTCGCAACCATCGCCGCAATGATCACATTGATATTCGTGACCACCAACCGAACCGCTAGTTGTTTCTAGTGAATAGTCACAAGACTTTTCTGATATTCTAAAACAACGGCCTAGACCTTCAGTGCAATTAAAATTAACCACGTCGGAATATTGATCGAAATAAGGCGCTAAGTATTCGCCCTCACTTACTTCAATTTTCAAAACTCTAGCATTTATCCATGATTC